AGCATTGGGGCATCATCCAGTGGATCAGGTACGAATGCCAGCGGTTCAAGGTTGACCAGCTTCTGATCGAGAACAAGGCCAACGGCGCGGACATTTACAACGAGTGCTTGAAACATGCCGAGCACGATCCGTGGGCGATGACGCTGATTGATCCAAAAAACCTGGATAAACTGGCCAGAATTAACAGAATTCAACCGCTTTTCGCCGAAGGGCTCGTGTGGGCGATCACTGACAAAGCCTACGCCAAGACGGCAATTGACGAAATGGCAGCAGCGCCGCGCGGCCGTTTTCGAGATATCACCGACAGTGCGACACAGGCGCTATGGTATTTGCGGAAAAACGGGTATCTTGAACACGTCGAGGTGGCACAGAAGCGTGATGAACGCAAGCGGGAACGTGCTGGCAAGAAACCGAAGGCGAACGCGCCGCTCTACCCCATGTAAGGATGATTATGCGACAGTCAGACCGCTGGCCGGGACAGTATGAGGACGAACCGACGCGCCACAACATCGCGTCGCTGACATCCAGGCCGCCCACGCTGTCCAAGGCGCTGGCCCGGTACGCGGACGGCGGAGCTGTGGCCGCAATGGAGCCGATTGACGCGGATTGGCAGGAAATCCCGACCGAGGATGGCGGCGTCATCGTCCGCATGGGTGGAACGAACCTGCTCAACGACGACGAAGACGCCGAAGACAGCCCCACCTACGATGAGGATTTCTACCGCAATCTGGCGATGGGCATGGATGACAGCGATCTGTCTATGGTCGCTGAGGAACTGCTTGAAGGCATCGAAAGCGACATTCAATCCCGCGCCGTGTGGATGGGCAATTACGAGCGCGGGATGTCCATGCTCGGCACAGAGCAGAAACCGCCGCGCGCCGAAGCGACCGGCGAGGGCGTGTCCCAGGTGGATCACCCGTTGCTGCTGGAGGCGTGCATCCTCTACCAATCGAACGCCAGCGCTGAGGAACTTCCGGCGAGCGGACCCGTGAAGATCGACAACGGCGGCCAGTCAACGGCAATCACCGATGGTGATGCACAGCAATTCGAGAAGGATTTCAACAAATACCTGACTGTGCATCGTCCTGAATATTACCCTGATACCCAACGCGGCATTTTCCAGCGTGGTTTCGGGGGCATGACGTTCAAGAAAATCTTCCATTGCCCCCTTCGGCGTGCCCCCGTTTCTGACACCGTCGAACCCGAAAACATGATCGTGTCAAACACCGCGAAGTCGCTGGACGATTGCGGCCGTAAGACGCACCGGATCAAAATGCGCCCGGCGACCATGAAGCGGATGCAGTATCTCGGCGCATATCGCGACGTGGAGCTTTCGACGCCAACCGACAACATCAACCTCGTTGAGCGCAAAACCAAGCAGATCGCGGGCATGAAGCCGAGCACCGATCTTCAGCGCGACACCGAATTCACGGTCTATGAATGCTGCTGCGAGCTGGACATGCCGGACGACAGGCACATGGAACGCGGCAAGCCGACCGGGCTGCTGCGGCCGTATGTCGTCACGATTGAGCGCGATAGCCGCGCGGTTCTCGATATCCGGCGGAACTGGGTGGACAATGACGATCTGTTCACCGAGCGCCGCCGCTTTGTCTCGTCTGGCTTCATCCCGATGTTCGGTTTCTATGAGACCGGATTGCTGGGCATTCTTGGGAACAGCAACAGCGCGCTGACGGCGGGCTGGCGCATCATGTGCGACAAAGGCATGTTCTCGAATTTCCCCGGCGGCATGTACCTGAAGAAGGGCGATAGGCAGCTCGATAACAACTTCCGCGCTGCTCCCGGCGAGTTCGTACCTGTGGACGGAGGCGGAGCGGACGACATTCGCAAAGTGGTCGCGCCATACCCGTACACGGAACCGGGCGTTGCCTCGCAGCAGTTTTTCAAAGGCATTGAAGAAACCGCACAGCGCGCTGGCGGCGCGGCGTCCATTCCTGTGGCCGAAGGCAAAGCCGATACGCCGGTCGGAACGATGCTCGCGGCACTTGAGCAAACGTCGAAGATGATCAGTGCGGTTCATCGCCGCGCCCACACTGCGCAATCGCTGGAATTTCAGACGATGCTGGTTCTCATCCGCGAGAAGCCAGAGGATTTCGTCAAGTACTTCCAGCGGGATGGTTTTTGGTCCGTTGATCGGTTGAAAACGGCGCTGGACAACTGGAGCCTCATCCCGCGCGCCGACCCGAACACGCCGACGCAGATGCACCGGCTGCTAAAGATGATGGCGCTCAAGCAGCTCCAGCAGCTTAGCCCGGAGATGTACGACGCGCGCAAGGTCGATGAGATCATTCTGCGCTCGCTCGGCTTTGACGATCCACAGGAGTTCTTCTCACCGCCCGCACCTCCCGGCGCTGCTCCCGCTGACCCGTCGACGGGAATTGCCCAGATCGTGGCCCAGACCGAGCAGGCCAAGATTGCCAGCAACGAGAAGGTCAAGCTTCTCGAAGGTCAGGCGAAAATGCAAAGCGAGCAGCAGAAGCTCCAGGCCGCCGCACAGCTCCAGACCGATAAGCTCGAAGCCGCCCGCGTGCTCCAGGAACAGAAGGACGAAGCGGCCACAGCTCGCGAGCTGCTGAAGCTCGGCGGCCAGATGGAAACTCAGGCTGTTGACCAAGCGCACCAGCAGGCACAGGGTGCGGTTGAGCAGCAGTTCCAGCGCGAGACCGGCGAGACCGAGCGCGAGCACCAAACGCAGCAAACGCAGGCTGGCCACGAACAGGCCGTCAAGCTCGCGAAGATGAAACCGAAGCCAGCCCCGAAAGGCGCGAAATGAGCAAGTACTCTGACATCCGCAAGTCTGTCCCCACCAAGTACGGAAGCCGCTGCAAGTATGCGGACGGCGGCTCGGTATCTTCCGAGCGCAAAGGCGGCAAAACCGTGATAAACATCATCACGACGCCGGGTGCAGCGCCAGCCCCGGCGATGGCACCGGCTGCGCCTCCTATGGGTAACTCGCCTTCCCCGGCTGGAGCGCCGCCGGTGCCGCCTGCTGCCATGGGCATGGCCTTGGACAAGATGCAGGGCAAGCCGGGGGCCCCCGGTGCGTTCGCAAACGGCGGGCTGGCCAACAAGACCGGCGGGGCCGAAAGCGGCTCGGGACGGCTTGCAAACGCCCGTCTGAACCGCAAGGACGGCGGCGGCGTGCTGACCGCGAAGAAGCGCAAGGCGCTCCCGAAGTCCGACTTCGGTCAACCCGGTGAACGCAAATACCCGATGCCGGACAAGTCCCACGCGGCGAACGCCAAGGCGCGCGCCTCGCAGGCCGTTAACGCCGGTCGCATGTCGAAATCCACCGAGGAGAAAATCGACGCCAAGGCGAACCGCAAGCTCGGCAAGAAATGAGTTTGTGGCTCGTGTGGACGCTGGTAATCATCGCGTTTAGCGTGGGGTGGTTTATCGGCAGCAACAGGCACTGACATGAAAATCACGGTAGCGGCGCACCGTTTTGAGGCCGAATTGCGTAAATATCTCGCAGTTCGCATCGAAAAAATGAGCGGGGACATCTTGCACGGTGTCCCCGTCGAAGTGTACAAGGAAAGATGCGCAGAATTGCGCGTTTTGACGGACTTACAGGCGGAATTGCCTGAAATCATGAAGAAGGCGAAGGACTGATGGCGAAAATTGACGTTTCCCGCTACTCGGAAGACGTGACTTGCATTGAACCCAAGGGGCTTCGCAAGAAACTGCTGGCCGATCTGCTCCCGACCGTGAAGAAGTTTGCGCTCCAGCGCAATCGGCTGATTGTGGCGTCCTACATCAGCCCGAGCGTGACCAAAGGCGGCATCATCATGCCCCCGGCAACGCAGGAAGAAAACCGTTGGCAGGGCAAGGTTGGCCTGTTGATTGCGGTTGGCCCATCGGCGTTCGATTTCGATGAGGTGCGCGAAGCTGTGGCCCGAGCTGTGGGCGCGGTGCGCGACGCATGCGAGGAAAACGAAGAAGAGTTCACTCCCAAGATGCGCAACCAAGCCACGTCCGTTGCGCTCAAGGAAATGAACGTTCCGATGGTCGGCGACTGGGTGGCGTACCGCACCAGCGAAACCCACGAATTCGGCGTCCCGGTCAACGGCGAGCACACCCTTGCGAGTTGCCGGATGGTGACGGATGACAGCATCGTTATGCGCGTCGCTGACCCGCGTCTAGTGTACTAGGAGAACCCATGGCCAATCGTATGCGTCGCGGCGGGGCGGCTGCCCTGTTCGCGGCTCGGATGACCGACGAAATCGAAATCCCGGACGATGAAACCGAGGAAATCGAGGCCGTCGAAGAAGGCGACGAACCCGAGGATGACGGCGTTGCCGACGATCCGGGGCCATCGATCGATTACAGCCACGCCGAAGACGAGGACGACGGCGAGGACGAAGAAGAAGACGAACCCGCACCGGCGGTTGTCGTGCCTGACGCTGTGGCCGAGCTGCGCGCGCAGCTCGCGACCATGCAAGCCGAGCGGGACGCCGAGAAGGCGCGCAACGCGGTCAATGACGAAGCCCTGGAGCTGCGGTCCCATCAGACCAATATCAACAGGGCGATCAACGGCGCGCGCGGGGCGATGGAGACGGCTAAGGCGGCCTTTGCCACGCACAGCGCGGCGGGGGACTGGACGAAGGCGGCGGAAGCTCAGGCGGACATGGCGGGCATCACCGCCGATCTGCGCGAGTTTGAGACCGCCGCAGACGAAGTCAAGCAAGCCGTGGCGGCCTTTAACTCCGGTGTGCGCCGCAAGCCAGCGGACGCCCCAAAGCAGCCACAGCAGCAGACAGACCCGTTTGAGGTCGCGATTGCGAACCTGACGGAGAAGACGAAAGACTGGGTGCGCGCCAACAAGGCGGACATCACCAAATCCCCCGCTCGCGGACTGAAAGCACAAGCGCTTGACCTGGAGGCACAGGAACAGGGTCTGAAGCTGGATAGCCCGGAGTATTTTGCTTATCTTGACAAACACATGGGGTACAAAACGACCGTGACCAAGAAACCGAAACCCACAGGCCGCGCACAAGTGGCCGCTCCATCCGGCGGCCGATCTGGCGCACCCTCGGGCAACGGCGGCGGCGACGGTCCCATGGACGTCAAATTGAGCCGCGCTGAAGTCGAGATGGCCAAGGCGATGAACATGACGACGAAGAAGTATGCGGAAAGAAAGGCTGAGATTATCAAAAATGGAAAAGACCGAAGCCGTGGCGGACCCACGTATTCCAACATCTCGCACAACGCGCGCCGCTAATCCGCGCACTCGCAAGGTGAAAACCGTGGTGAAAGATGCGTTCGGCAATCCCAACCCGACAATGCCCCCGCCTAAGCCGGGGCGTCCGGTGAAGCGTGCCGAGATGCGCAACGGCGAGGTTCGCGGCCGTAACGGCGAAATCCTGACCCGCAACCGTGTGTCCGGTGACGGCTACGTCAACGAGTTCGACATCCCGCAGGCCGCACGCGATCCTGATTACGATCTGCATTGGGCGCGTGTGAATTGCTACGGGAAGGCGGACAACGCCAACATCAACGAGCTTTATGATAACGGCTGGCGTCCGGCGTCGCCAAAAAACTACACCCGCGTCATGCCGGATATGCATGATAAGCAGGTGATTGAACGCGATGGACTGATGCTGATGGAACGGCCTTGGTCACTTTCGAACGAAGCTTTCCAGGAACAGCATGCTGTTGCAATGGAGCTGCGCGAAATTCAGTCCGAAGCTTTTGGCAAGAGAAAACTGCCAAAGGGTTTTGACAAAGGCCGAAAAGCGCGCGATGGTAATTTCAACGCTTCCAAAATGCTGAACCGCACGTTGGAGCAATCGCCGAAGGAAGCCAAGCCGCAATACGCTTATGCTTCTCCAGGCGATGACGATTAGAGTTTATGAAGGTGTGACAGGGATAAAGGCCACATAAATGAACGGATAGTTGAGCCCAACCCGTCAGCCTTCGCCAGGTGACGACGATTAGAGTTTATGGGGCGGCTTCGTCTTTGGCGTGGCGTCGGTAAGGCGACTTTCCGGCAAACGCCCCACCAGAATAAACCACCCGAGCAGGGCGGCCACAAATGCGGAATGCGGATGTGGCCGCCCATTTCGAGCATACTGCGGACGAACGCGCCCTAGCGGAATGTGACGGCGTCAACGTGATCGCGGCTCTGTAGGATTTAACCCCTTATGGAGTTGCGCCAATGGCCAACGTCAATTCGCCCTTTGGCTTCAGCGTCAGAACGACGCAACGCCGTCCTTCGGGCTCGGCATGGACCCCCTCAAGATCGCTTCTGCAAACGCCGTCAAAGCCGCACGCGGCGACGGCCTGCAACGGCTCGCGACCGGCTACGTCAGCGCTGTGGCCGCTGCTGCGGTCCCCGTATCGCAGTGGGTCGGCGTTTTTTGGGGCTGCCAATATCTCAGCGCGTCCCAGGGCAAGCGCATTGTGTCCCCGTTCTGGAACGGCGCGGACGCAATCGGCGATGTTGATGTGGCGTATATTCCGCTGTCCGGCACTCCGAACGCACGGTTCGTCATCCAGTCTTCGGCTGGTCCGCTGACCTTCGCTGATATCGGCCTAAACTACGATATCGCCTATGCTGCGCCGACGATTTACGGCTCGTGGGCGAAATCCGGTCTGACGCTGGCCGCTGCTGGCGCGACCACAGCCACACTCCCATTCCGCCTTGTTGGCCTGTGGTCGCAATACGCCGGTAGGCGCGCTGTGTCCGCTGGTCAGCCTGGAACCGATGACACCAGCACGTTCAACTGGGGCGTTGTCGAGTTCAACGGCGAGCAGGAAACCGGCATCTAATCTCAATCGCATGGGTCGGCGAGCGCCCACACCAGCACTCGCACCACCAATGTGAGGGATAACCATGTCTATCAATATCGCCGCGATCCGAGACCTGCTGTTGCCGGGCCTCATGGATGTTACGGGCCAGTACCGCCAGATTGAACGGCAGTGGTCGGTTGTGTTCAAGACGCACCAGTCCAACATGCAGATCGAACGCACCGTTCAAGCTCGCTTCATGCCCATGGCAGTTCTGAAGCTTGAAGGCGCGGGCACCACGTTCGACAACAAGCTTCAGAACTGCCATGG